GGCCGCCGAGCGTCTGCTGCGCCTTAAGAAGGCCAGGTCCGGTCTGATCGAGTTCACCAAGTTCACGCTGCCGGATCCGGAGGCGCCGGATGACCATACCCAATCGCGCTACCAGGACGCGCTGCATCACCGGGTGATCGCGGCCGCCCTGGAGGAGAGCGAGGCCGGGCGTATGCCCAGGCTGATCATCACGATGCCTCCGCGCCACGGGAAGTCCGAGCTGGCGTCCAGGCGCTTCCCGGCCTGGTTCCTGGGGAAGGACCCCTACCGGCAGCTGATCTTTGCCACCTACAACGACGACTTTGCCCAGGACTTTGGCCGATCCGTCCGGGCGACCATGGGGACGCCGGTGTTCCAACAGGTGTTCCCTGGCTGCCACCTCAAGACCGGCAGCAAGGCGTCGGACAAGTTCCAGACCGAGGAGGGCGGCCTGGCCGTCTTTGTCGGCCGTGGCGGCGGCCTTACCGGCCGCGGCGCCGATCTGCTGATCATCGACGACCCGATCAAGGACCGCGAGGAGGCAAACTCCAAGAACCTCCGGGACAAGCTCTGGTCCTGGTTCACGGAAGTGGCCATGACCCGTCTGATGCCGGCCGGCCGGGTGGTCATCATCATGACGCGCTGGCATGAGGACGATCTGATCGGCCGGCTGACCGACCCGTCGAACCCGTGCTACAACGCCGACGAAGCCAAGAATTGGAAGATCCTGGCGCTGCCGGCCATCGCCGGCGAGGATGACCCCATGAAGCGCAAGCCTGGCGAGGCCCTTTGGCCGGAGCGCTTCCCGATCCAGGCCCTGGATCAGATCAAGCGCCTTAACCCCACCGGCTTCTCAGCTCTCTACCAGGGGGCTCCCACGCCGGAGGACGGCGACTACTTCAAGCGCGATTGGCTGCAGACCTACGACTCCCCCAGCGCGATCCCGGCCAACCTACGCAAGTATGGCGCCTCCGACCACGCCGTCTCGATCGCCCAGGACGCGGACAAGACGTGCATGGGCTGCGTCGGCATCGACGAGGACGACAACATCTGGGTGCTGCCGGACCTGTTCTGGCGCCGGGCGCAGACCGACGTCGTTTGCGACGCCATGCTGGATCAGTTCCGGCGCAACACCCCGCTGCTCTGGTGGGCTGAGAAGGGGCACATCTCCAAGGCGATCGGTCCGTTCCTGCGCAAGCGCATGCAGGAGGAACGGATCTACTGCGCGATCGACGAGGTGACGCCGTCCAAGGACAAGCAGACGCGCGCCCAGGCGATCCGCGGCCGTATGGCGATGGGCAAGGTGTTCTTCCCCAAGTTCGCCAGCTGGTGGCCGGACGCGCAGCTGGAGCTGCTCAAGTTCCCGGCCGCCAGGCACGACGACTTTGTCGATTGGCTGGCGCACATCGGCATGGGCTTGAACCTCCAGGTGGGCGCGAGCGCTCCGTCCAAGGCAGACAAGGGGCCGGCGACCGGCACCCTGGCCTGGGTCAAGCACTCCTCCAAGATGAGGGAGTATGCCGAAAACAGGTTGCGCAATTTCTGGTCATAACGACGATTTTTTTATGGAAGCCAACGAACCTCAAGAAAACTACGACGTGGACTCCGGCGTCGAAGGCGAACAGATGCCGAAGGGCATCAAGCGCGATCCCGATCCGAACGCCAAGGACTCCATGAAGGCCCTGGTCAAAGAGTGGCAGGGCAAGGTCATGCGCGCCAAGAAGCATTGGGAACGCCCCCTCCAGGCCATGAAGGAGGACATGGACTTCTACATGGGCAAACAATGGCCTGGCCACCGCGGGCCTAACGACGACCGGTATGTCGCGAACCTGGTGCAGCGCCACGTTCAGACGCGCGTCGCCGCGCTCTACGCCAAGAACCCGAAGGCGGTAGCCAAGCGCCGGAACACCCTGGATTTCACGCTTTGGGAGGGCGATGCCAGCCAGCTTGAGTCAGCCAACACGGCCAACCAGCAATCGTTCATGGCCACCGGCATGCCGGATCCTCACGCCATGGCGCTCATGGCCGACGTCGAACAGGGGTTCGAGAAACGCCGGCAGCTCGACAAGATCGGCAAGACGATGGAGATCATCTTCCATCATATCATCGAGACGCAGAACATCAAGGGGCAGATGAAGCAGCTGGTCCGGCGCACATGCGTCACCGGCGTCGGTTTCGTCAAGATCGGCTACCAGCGCGTCATGGCCAGGCGCCCGGAGGACGTCGAGAAGCTCACGGACATTACCGAGCAGATCAAGACCCTGGACCGCCTGGAGCAGGATCTAAAGGACGACAAGTTCGACGAGAACAACGCCAAGCGCGCGCAGCTTGAGCTGCTGAAGAAGGAGCTCCTTGAGAAGGAGGACATGATCATCGACGAGGGCATCGTCTTTGATTTCCCTCAGTCCCAGACCATCATCGTCGATACGCGCTGCCGGCAGCTCAAGGGCTTCATCGGCGCCGAATGGGTCGCCCAGGAGTTCATCCTCACATGCGACGAGGTTAAGGAGATCTACGGTGTTGACCTGGGGACGTCGTTCACGCGCCAGGAGAACAAATACGTCAGCTCCGACGAAAAGACCGAATGTGACGTCGCCCGGATCTGGGAGATCTACAGCAAGCGCGACGGCCTCAAGTATGTGATCGCGGACGGCTATCCGGACTTCCTGGTCGAACCTGGCTGCCCGGAGATCAAGCTCAAGCGGTTCTGGCCGTTCTTTGTCCTGGCGTTCAACGAAGTCGAGTCCGACCGAGACATTTACCCGCCGTCAGACGTCCGGCTCATGAAGCCGATCCAGCTTGAATACAACCTGGCGCGCCAGCGACTGCGCGAGCACCGGAACGCCAACCGGCCGCTGTATGTCACGCCGGTGGGCATGCTTTCCGAGGGCGACGTCAAGAAGCTCATGGATCGCCAGCCTAACGAGGTGATCCAGCTCATGTCCCTGCAGCCCGGCCAGGCGGTCAACCAGCTGCTGCAGCCGGTCCAGCCTATCCCGGTCGATCCGTCCCTGTATGACACCTCCATGTTCATGGAGGACCTGTTCCGCGTCGTCGGCAGCCAGGAAGCCAACCTGGGCGGCGGCACGGGCAACACGGCGACCGAGGTTTCCGTGGCTGAGTCCAGCCGCATGAGCTCCATGGGCTCGCATGTGGACGACCTGGATGAGTTCCTCACCGAGCTGGCCCGCGCTGCCGGCGCCACCATGCTGACCCTTATGGACCCGGCTACGGCCATGAAGATCGCCGGCCCTGGCGCCGCCTGGCCGACCCTTTCGTCCCAGGAGATCGCCAACGAGCTGCTCCTGGAGATCGAGGCCGGCAGCTCCGGTCGTCCGAACAAGGCCGCCGACATAGCTGCCTTTGAGCGCCTGGCTCCGCTGCTGATCCAGATCCCTGGCATTGACCCGACCTGGCTGGCCAAGGAGGCCATCAAGCGCATGGACGACGGCCTGGACATGTCTGAAGCCGTCCGGGCTGCGCTGCCGTCCATCGTCCAGATGAACGCCCAGAAGCAGATGGCCGAGATCGAAGCCTCCCAGGATCCCAATATGCAAGGAGCTGCCGGCGGTATGCCGGCCGCCCCGGATCTGGCGCCTGGCGCGCCGGCCGGTGGCAACGTCAACGTCAACCCCCAGGTCCCGAACATCCCGCAGCCTAAGATGTATGGGGTCCCCCAAAATGGGGTTTAAGCTCTTATTGCCAGGATAAAAAGAGCTGAAAGACTGAATTTGTGAGCGAGACGCTAAACAGCACCGGGTCGGAACCGTCGATCGACCCCACATCCACAACCCAGGCGCCCATCCAGGCGCCTGTTGAGCAGACCGTGGCGCCCCAGGTAAGCGCTGCGCCGGAAGCTCAGACGCTAAACGAAGGCACCGCTGGTTCGTCACCGGCGGGCGACACGGACGCTAACAAGAAGATCGGCCTCTTAGACGTGATTAAATCCGCGGCTGAGGGCAAGTCTGACACGGCATCGTCCACCGTGGGGGATCAGAAGGTATCCGCGCAGGGAACAGCAGCCGATGGCCAGGGCCTGGACAGCTCCGGCCAGAAGAAAGCCCCCGATGCGCAGGAGCTACCGTTCCACAAGCACCCGCGCTGGCAGGAGATGGTCGCCGAACGCGAAGCCTTGAAACCCAAGGCCGAGCAGTTCGAGAAGATCAACACCTTCATGACCAGCAACGGCCTCACGCCGCAGGAAATGGCTGAAGGCATGTATGTCATGGCGCTCATGAAGAACAACCCCGTCGAGGCGTATCAGCGCCTCAATGGCTATGTTCAGAACCTGGCTCGCTTCACGGGGGACGTCCTCCCGCCGGAGCTTCAGAGCAAGGTTGATGAAGCGCTGATCGACAAGGAGTCCGCGAAGGAGCTCGCCAGGCTGCAAGCCGAGCGCGACTTCATCATGGCTCGACAGGCCCAGCAGTATCAGCGCTCCCAACAGGAGCAGGAATACATCCAGCAGCAGGAGGCCATCGCTCAGTCACAGGCCATGGTCAACGCGGTCAGCCAATGGGAACAGGTAGAACGATCCAGGGATCCGGAATGGTCCGCGAAATACGAGATGGTGCAGGACCGGGTGAAGGCCCTCCTGGCAGAACGGCCGGCTAGCAATCCGTCGGAAGCTATTGAGATCGCACGTCGCGCTCTCTCCGATGTGAACGCTCGCCTTAGGCCTCTCGCCGGGAGAAATACGCCGCTTAGGACTCCGACCAGCTCAATGTCGTCCGTCAACGCCTCGCCGGCGCCGCGCAGCCTAGCTGACGTGATCCGGCTGGGACTCCAAGCATAACCACGAACCAGATACAACATCATGCCCTCCACGTTCTCCTCCCTCGACCACATCGTCGCGTCCGCGCTCGACTTCCACGTCAAGAGCGACGCGTTCGCCCAGACCATCCAGGAAAAGCCCCTGCTCGCGTTCATGAACAAGCGCAAGCAGACCTTCCCCGGCGGCAAGGGTGACATCACCATCCCGATCACCTTCCACGACACCCTCCCCGGCATCCACGGCTACGAGGGCGACGAACAGGTGTCCTACGACAACCCCGGCAACACGAAGCGCGCGTCCTTCCCCTGGAAGGAAATCCACGCTGGCATCAAGGTCACGCTGACCGAGCTCAAGATCGACGGCATCTCCGTCTCTGACAGCACGACCGGCGAAAGCACCTCCAAGCACAGCAACCGCGACGTGACCGTCCTCACCAACATCCTCAAGGCCAAGCTCGACGACATGTCCGAAGGCTGGGCCCGCGGCATGAACCAGATGTTCTGGAAGGACGGCTCCCAGGACCCCAAGGTTGTCGCCGGCTTGATGAATTTCCTCAAGCCCGGCCTCGCCATCACCGGCGGCGCCACGGATCTGAACGCCACCGGCACCACCGGCGGTATCTCCCGTGCGACCAACGCCCTCTGGCGCAACCGTTCGGATAAGTTCACCTACGCGTCCGGCCAGACCAACATCATCGACGCCCTCCGCAAGGAAGTGCGCCAGCTGAAGCGCTACGGCGGCAAGCCGAACGCGATCTTCTGCGGTTCCGGCGCCCTGGAGAAGCTTGAGAAGGAGATCCACTCCAAGGGTCTTTACACTCAGTCCGGCTTCACCGGCTCCAACACCGTCGGCATGGGCACCACCAGCCTCCTGGGCATCGGTGAGTTCGTCTATGACCCGACCCTGGATGATCTCCCCCAGGCTGACGGCACCGGCAACCAGACGGACTACTGCTACATCATCGACTCCGATGCGCTGCAGCTCTACGTCATGGACGGCGAAGAAAACAAGACCCACAACCCGGCTCGCCCCGAAGATAAGTATGTTATCTACAAGGCCATGACCTGGACCGGTGGTCTTGTGACCAAGAAGCTCAACAGCTCCGGCGTCTACAAGTTCGCCTAAGCGGACTTAGATCCTACAAACAGGGGCCCTGGTTAACTCCAGGGCCCTTTTCTTTGTTGCGCGTCCAGGCTGCCTGGACAGATTACCAGGCCTATGCAGACCGCTATCGTAGAGATCCTCCTCAACGGCAACATCCAGCATACGACCACGCGCCGCGTGACAGCGGCCGAGATCGTCGTGCTCCGGCACCTCCACGGCAGCGACTCCGTCGTCGCCCCGGTTGACGTCGAGTCCATCAAGCGCAGCAACGCCGACGAGGTTAACCGCCTCAAGTCCGTCTACGGCGACGACGTTTTTAAAAAGGTTTTCCCCGGCGCCATGCCCAAGGTCCCGTCTGATCTCTCCGAGGTCGGCGTCGAGATCGAGGCCAAGGCCAAAGACGAGCCCAAGGCCTAACCGGACATGGCCAGGAACACTAGTCTCCTTAGTCTGCGCGACCAGCTCAGAGCCGAGATTGGTGCGTCGCCCAGCGTGTCCATGGGCGTCAACACGATCGAACAGTTCGATCATCTCCTGCGCCGGACACAGGAACGCCTATGGCAGGACTTTGATTGGTCTTTCGGCGTGATCGACCGGGACGAGCCTCTGCTCGCCGGCGAACGCTACTACGCCTTTGACCCGGACATTGACTATGACCGGATCATGTGCGCCCAGGTCAAGTATAGCGATCTCTGGCACCCGATCAGCTACGGCATCGGGACCGACGAGATGAACAACTACGACTCCGACCAGGGTGAGGCCAGCGAGCCCGCGCTGCGCTGGCGCCATTACGAGGGCAACCAATTTGAAGTCTGGCCGATCCCGACGACCAACAACCAGATCCTGCGCTTCCGGGCTGTCCGGAAGCTGCCTCCCCTTATCGCGACGACCGATACGGCGCTCCTGGACGACACTCTGATCGTCCTGTTCGCCGCAGCTGAGCACCTGGCCAGGACCAAGGCCCAGGACGCAGCTGCCAAGCTCAGCCAGGCTCAGTCCCATTTTAATCGACTCAAGGGCATGGGCCTCAAGACAGACCGGTTCGTCTATGGCGGCGGCCTGGATGATGGCCGGCGTATCCGGTATATCGGCGGCCGTTCCGTATGGGACGATCGACCCTCTTAATCTATGCCATACATCGTCGTTGAAAACTTCAAGGGAGGCCTTGATACGCGACGGCATAAGCTGTCCTCAGCTCCTGGGACGCTCACGACCCTGGTCAACGCGCACATCACGCGCGGCGGCGAGATCGAGAAGCGCAAGGCCTTCCACCTGGCATACACGCTGCCGGCCGGGACGTTCGGCCTGGAGACGGGGTCCGGCCTGGTCTATGTCTTTGGATCTAACGACCTGGCTGCGCAGATGCCGGCCGGCGTGACCTACCAGCGCCTGGTGCCTCCGGAAGGCGCCGCCAATGGCATGACCAAGGTGGTCTATTCAACGGTATATGGCGGCAAGCCTTTCGTGATCGCTCAGTTCGCCAACGGCCAGCGATACCCGTTCTGGGACGGCGCCTTCATCAAGGACTTCACCTCTGGCATCGTCACGGCAGCCATGATGAACAACGCCGGCATCGCCGCGCACCTGGCGTCCGTGTTCTCCTACACTAACGACGAAAACCAGCCTTATTCGATCCAGGTGATCAATGGGAATAAGTTGCGAGTAATCGGCCCTCCAGGCGTCGCGTTTGAGGGTAGCATGATCAAGAATTCAAACCCGGCCGTCGATGGGGTCGTGGTTCAGAACAAGACAGACCCTACTCCGGACAAGAAGGCCAAAGGGTCGTTCGTCGTTTTAAACGGGTCTGCGTCCGTTGCGGCGAGCGCTAGTTACGCCCTGCGTCAGCATCTTTACCCTAACCTACCCCCTACGATCGGCTTGTGGGTAGCCTACCCGGATGGATCTGCAAAAGAGCTCCTTGGCTTCCCGGCTCCGCTGCCACCCCCTGTCACGCTGACATGCTCGACGGTTGACGGCAGCCTTACCGTGACGACGGCCGACACGACCGGCATTACGGTCGGGATGACCGTAACCGGTAACGGCATCCCGGATCTCGCCAAGGTTGCTGCGCTTTGGGACGACGGGACCAACAAGGGCTTTACCCTTACCGCCGGCCATGAAGCGACCGAGGATCAGACTGACGTTGTCCTCACCCTTAGGCAGCCGGTGATCGCCACGATCCAGGGTTTCACGGCCTGGAGCATGGCTGGCGGGATAGGCGGCGACCCTGGTCAGCGCTACGCGGCCGCGTTTTCAACCTATGTGAACGCCAACACCGGGAGCACCGGGTATACGGCGGCCTATTGGCATGGCGGCGGCGGCTGGAACAAATGGGACCCAGGCGCTTGGACGCTCTACGCGCCCCTGGCAGACTATGAACAAGCCAACGGCCGGACCGTTTGGGTAGAGTTCTCCGGTCAGCCGGCATACCCAGGATCTACCGGCGGCAACCCTGGTGACAATTTCTTCAGCTACGCCGCCGACACGATCCTCCCCAGCCCATACTACCGTCCTGGAGAGGATAGGTCGCAGCCTACGGGTAGGTGGATCATGAAGGCTACCGGATATACCGGAGCCCTGGCCGGAGGGACGTTCAACGGCATCAGCAGCGTCACGGTTGACGGCGTGGAAGTCCTGGGCGCGCGCGTCCCCTGGGAAAACTCCAATAGCTCCCTGGCTCTGAACGTCGTTAACCAGATCAACACATACCTGTCCTCTGTCGAATACACGGCTTCCGTGTCTGATAACACGACGGTAACCATAGAGACGCTTCAAGGGACAGGCGCGTCCGGAAACGGTCGAAACATTTCAGCCACCCCGGTCGGATCTGTCACCTTGTCCGCGTTCTCTCCGTTTTCCGGCGGGACTAATCTCATCCAGGCTGCTCCGCAGATCATGGAGTTTGAGATCAAGGACACGTTTACCGTAGGCGACAAGTATTCCATCATCATCGTAGATCCGGCTTCGCCGAACCAGCCGTATCAGTTCGGGTTCAACCGCGTCGGAGGCGTCCAGCCGGCGTTCTCTGCCACATACAAGGGCAAGGAATACCTGGCGTCCGGGTCCACGCTATACTTCTCCAAGCTCAATGACGCGACCAAGTGGGGCGTCTACGAGCTGGGATCTGGCTTCATCGACATGTCCAATAACTTCGGCGGCCGGGAGGATCTGACCGGCTTCGGAGCCTACCAGGGCATGGTCGCCGTGTTCACCAGGCGCAACAGCCAGCTGTGGTTCTTTGACCCCAATCCGGCTCAGAACGCGCAGAAGCAGATCCTGGATAACACCGGCTGCATAGCCCCTGGTTCAGTCGTGTCCGTCGGCGCCATAGATCTGTTCTACCTGGCCGACAATGGCATCCGGTCGCTGCGCGCGCGCGAAAACACCGACGCAGCCTACGCCAACGACATTGGATCTCCGGTAGATCAGCTGGTGATCGAGCACATGCGGACCATGACCGAGGCCGAGAAGTATGACGCCAAGGCCGTGATCGAGCCGGAGGACGGCCGGTATTGGCTGGCGCTGGGCTCCAGGCTGTTCGTCCTGTCCAGCTTTGCCGGATCCGGGATCAACGCCTGGTCCGAATATGAGCCTGGCTTCACGATCCAGGAGTTCGCGTCCATGGAAAACAAGGTCTACGCGCGCAGCCAGGACAACAAGATCTACATCTACGGCGGTCACGACGGAACCCTTTACGACGCCTCCCCGGTGTCCGTCGAGATCCCCTACCTGGACGCCAACAAGCCGGCCACGTTTAAGTCCGTAAACGGCCTGGACGTCACCTGTGAGGGCGGCTGGAAGTTCTTTATCGGGTTCGACTACACTAACCCGACGGCCAAGGACGAGATCGCCACCATAGATCAGCCTAGCTTCGCCCTGGGGCGCATCCCGGTCGCCGGCTACGGGACTCATGTCGGCGTCAAGGCCGTGACCACCGGGTCCGGATACGCCAAGCTTGCGAACGCGATCGTCCATTACAACGAACAGCACTCCAAGAATGAAGCTGGTTAAGCTCAACGAGCCGGATCTGCTGTATGTATGCGACAACATGCGCGAGCTCGACCGGCGCGAGATCTACGCAACCAGGTGGACGGACAACCCGGTGCACCTGGTTGACTCCATCATGATCGTCCCGGAGCTTGGCTGGGTAGCCAAGACAGACGACGACGTCCCGGTCGCGGCGATCGGCGTCGTCCCGATGTGGGACGGAGTCTGGTCGGTATGGATGTTTGCTACCGACAATTGGCCGGAGGTTTCTCTGTCGGTAACCAAGTTCATCAAGCGCGCGCTGCCTCAAGCCATGAACGACGCCGGCATACATCGCGCACAATGTTATTCCTCCGCTGAGCATACCGTAGCTCACGCCTGGTTGCGCATGCTTGGCGCCGACAAAGAGTCGGAGATCAAGGCGTATGGAAAAAATGGAGAGGACTTCATCCTTTTCAGCTGGATAAAACACCCCTCTAAAACACACTCCTAGCCATGTGCGGATCATCTGGACCAGACTACGGCGCCATGGCGCGCGCCGATGAGCAAGCTCGCCAGGCTCGCATCAAGGAGGGCATGACGTCGATCGACAACACGTTCAAGCAGTTCGACGACAGCTATTTCAAGCGACGCGAGGAAGCCTACATGGCAGACGCCAAGCCTAAGATCGCGGATCAGCGCAACCAGGTTGAGAGCAACCTGGCGTTCAACCTGGCCAGATCCGGCCTTACTGACTCCAGCGAAAAGACCCGCAACGTGGCTGAGATCGACCGGCAGACGGCCGCAGCTCGCGTTGAGGCGCGCAACAAGGCGCTTGAGGCATCCCAGCTCGCGCGCAACCAGATCGAAAGCGAACGATCTGATCTGGTCGGCCAGCTAAACATGACCGGCGACGCCCAGGCTGCGGCGCAAAGCGCCCTGTCCAGGGCTGCCATCCAGGCCAATCAGCCGACGACGTCGGCCCTTGGGCAGTTGTTTGCGAACACTACCGGCCTCCTGGGCGCAGCTAACCAAGCCGGCATGAACGACCCTAACGCCATGGGGCTGCGCGCCTTTGGCTTCAAAAACTCTACGTTTGGAGGCGGCAGCAGCTCTGGCAAAGAGCGCACCGTTAATACCTAATGTGTGAGCCTACCACCATCGCCATCGCTGCTACCGCTGCCGGGACGGCAGCGTCGATCGCCGGCCAGAAGAAGGCGCAGCGCGCGATGGGCAACGTCCAGGCCGCAGAAAACATGCGCCAGGCCAAGCTGCGCGAGGAGGCTAACGCTATTTTTGCCCAATCTCTTAACCAGAACACGGCCAAGAACAGGTCTGAGGTCGAAGCTAAGGCCCAGGCCGGCCGCACAGAGGCGTATAAGGGTGACATTGGATCCGTTAAGCGGGCAGAAGTTGGGTCTGCCTACGGGTCTGAAGCCCCCCAGGTAGTCTCCGGAGAGTCCGCTGCGCGCGGCCAGGCCGGCAAGATGAGCTCTGTTATGGACGCCAAGAACAAGGCAGCCCTTGCCAGCTTTGGAGACGCAACCCAGACCATGGCCGTCAAAAACGCCCGCGCCCGGACGAACGTAGGGACTACGGCCGACTTCATGCGCGGATCTGCCAGCGCCATGGGCGCCGAGATGGACTACGCCAGCCACAAGGGCGATCAGCTCAAGACGATCGGAGACATTCTATCCAAGGTCGGCATGGTCGCCGGCGGCTACGCAGCTGCTGCCAACGCCGGAGCTGGGCTTGGTGAGTTTGCCAAGCTTGGCAGCGAAGGCGTAACCAAGGCCGGAGCCATGGAAGCTGCAACATC